GAGAATTAGGGGGGGGGTAAGCCTCAAAAAAGGCCACCTTCGACGTCCCACCCTCGCGACCCGTTCAAAAAAACCGCATTCTGACGCTGCCAGTGGGGTTTTTGGTGTCTCAAACCGACCGTTGGTCAAAAAACCGCATGATTGTTAAGACGATGACCGACGCCGAAGCCACCGTCCGTCAATACGCCGCCGACGTCGTGAGCGGCCGAATTCCCGCGGGGAAATGGATCTACGCAGCGTGCTCGCGGTTCAACCGCGACCTCGAGCGCACCGACATCGTGCTCGAGTGGAACCGCGTCGCGGACGCGTTCGAGTTCATCGGCGGGCTCTCGTTGGTGGGTGAGGCCGACGGCGAGCCGTTCAAACTGCACCCGTGGCAAGCGTTCATCGTGGCCAACCTTGTCGGCTGGCGCACCGCGGAAGGCCGCCGACGGTTCACCATGGGGATCATTCAGGTCGCCCGCGGCAACGGCAAGACGACGCTCATGGCGGCACTCGGGTTGTACGACTTCATGAGCGGCGCCGGCAAGCGGGTGCACGTGCTCGCGAACAAGGTCGAGCAAGCGCAGATCCTCGTCGACACGGCACGCACGATGGCGCGGCGGCTCGATGATCCGAGCGTGAAGGTCAAGATGTCCGACTTGACGCGGCCGGACGAAGACTGCGAGTTCAACGCATTGACGTCGCGCGAATCCTCGCTTGACGGTCTGAACCCGTCGTTGTGGATTGCCGACGAAGCCGCGGAGTACCGCGGAAGCGTGCTCAACAAACTCATTACGACGGGAATGAAGCGCAAGGAAACGTTGGGCGTCATCATTTCGACGCCCGGCAGCAACACGGAAAGCCACTACGAAACGCTTTGCTCGGGCGCGCGCGCCGTGCTGTCGGGAGAAGCCGAGGACGATGCCACCTTCGCCATGCTCTACGGCATCGATCAGAACGACGATATCGCCGACGAAGCGGCGTGGCCAAAAGCGAATCCGGGCATGCAGTACGGGCAACCGGACGCGGCCAGCATCCGCCGGCTCTACAACACGATGAAGCGTGACCCGGGCCAGCGCTCGGAGTTCTGTCGGTATCACTGCGCTCGGCTGAATGAGGATGTCGGCGGGTGGCTTGATATGTCGTACTGGCCGACGGCAACCGTGATCGATTGGGCGGACCAACGCAAACGACAAGCGTGGGTCGGCATTGACTTGAGCAAGTCGCTCGACATGTCGGCCGTCGTTGTGGCAATCCCCCAAGAGAACGGGAACATTCTGTTGCGTGGCCACTACTGGTGGCCGCGGGCGAACGTGGCGCAGCGCGAACTGGACTACCGCATGCCGATTCGCCGCTACGCCGACGAAGGCAAAATCAACTTGACGCCCGGCGCCGAGATCGATCACGAAGCCATTGCGCAGAAGATGGCCGAGATCATCGCTGAATTTGACGTGCAACTTGTCGGATATGACCGCTGGGGAGCGTCGTACTTAGCGCAGCGGCTCGCCGAGATTGGGGCGCCGATCCAAGCCTACAGCATGGGTTCAAGCACGTTTGCGCCGGGGTGCCAGTTGTTTCAGAACCTTTGGGTTGGTCGCAAGTTTGTCATCGGTGATGACCCCATCTTGCGCCGCGCGTGCGCCGAAGCCATTCCCCGCACAGGCATGAGCGGCTACGTCCGACCGGAGAAGCCGAGAGACCACAGCGCCATTGACCCGCTTGTTGCCTCAATCATGGCCGTCCACTGTTGGGGAGGAAAGCGAAGCAGTTGTTACGAATCCGAAGTTTAGTTCGAGACATGACGGGCGAAAGTTGTCGCAATGCGCAACATGTTGCGCAGTCTGCTACAGCGTTGGTTGGGGCACTGGGGCACGCATGGCGTGATCCTCCCGACGTCGTTTGACGTCGCGGGCATGCCAACGATCACGCCAGGCACGGCGCTCGCGTATACGCCCGTCTACCGCGCGGCGTCGCTCATCGCGAATGACGTTGCACGCGTACCGCTCGACGTGAGCGAGCGCACCGCAAACGCGCTGTTGCAGCAACCTAATCGCTGGCAGAACGGCTTCGAGTTTCGTCGAGCGCTCACGATGCAGGCGCTGTTGTACGGCAACGCATTTGCCGTGATCAACCGCACGCTCGGTGGCGAGTTGCTCGAGTTGCTTCCGCTCGACATCGAAAGCGTGTCGCTCGATCTCACAAAGACCGAGCCTGTCTACAAGACACGGCTCTACGGTGACGTGCCGATGTCCTCGATGCTGCACCTACGAGCCGTCGGGCTCGACGGCTTGTGGGGCGAGTCGCCAGTTCGATTGTGCCGCACGTCGTTGCAGATTCTCGCGGCTCAAGAGAACTCTCAACTCGAAGTGATGAAGAACGCGGGCAACCCGAAATTGGCGTTCGTGCATCCGGGCCCGCTGAGCGAAGGTGCTCGGCAGTCCATCAGCGAGAAGTTCCTACAGCATCACGCTGGCGCTGAGAACGCCGGCAAACCGCTCGTGCTCGCCGAAGGCATGCGCGTTGAGCGAATCAGCAGCACGCTCGACGATGCTGGCATCGCCGCGGCTCGACGCTACAGCGTTGAAGACGTTTCGCGCATCTATGGCGTGCCGACGTCGTACCTGAGCGAGCACAGCGCGAACGCCTATGGCTCGATGGAATGGCTGTCACGTATGTACGTGGATGCGTGCCTACAGCACTGGTTCTCAACGTGGGCGGCTGAGATCGTCGCGAAACTCGCACCGTTTGGATCGGCGACGTTTGACGCTGACATGATCTCGCGTCCGTCGCTCGCCGAGCAAATGGCGGCGCTCCGCACTGGCGTCGAGTCCGGCGTGATCACGCGCAACGAAGCGCGTGAGTATCTCAACCTCGCTCCGCTTGACGGGCTCGATGAACCAATCATCGCCAAGAACATGGGCACAGGCGGCGGAACTACAAATGCAGGCAGCGACACGAGCGCAGGGAGCGTGAATGACTTCGCTTGAACGTCGCAGCGTCACCATCGGCGCACCAGCGGGCCGCACGCTCTCAGGGCTTGCCATTCCGTACGGCAAGTGGTCGCGTGAGATTTCCGAGCCATTCAACCCGCAGTTCAAAGAGCGCATCGCGCGTGGCGCTTTCGGCGACCTCGCCGGCGCCGACATCAAACTGCTCTTCAACCACAACGCGAGCGCGTTGCTCGCTCGCACGCGTAGCGGCACGCTCACGCTCAATGACACTGCGAGCGGGCTGCGCTTCACCGCGGATCTCGCCGAGACCAGCATCGGCAACGACGTACGCGCGTTGCTCGAGCGCGGAGACCTGAGCGGAGAGATGTCTTTCGGCTTCTACGTCGATCGCGACGAGTGGAACCCGCGACGCACCGAACGCACCGTCACCGCGGCTCGACTCGTCGAGTTGAGCGTTGTGGTTGACGCTGCGTACGGCGACAAGACCTCATCGAGCCTGCGGAGTGTTTCCGCGGCTGCCATTGAAGCCGCGGCGCTGCGGCTCGAGATTCACAAGCACAGGATGCACCATGTCTGACGAACTGAACACGATTGAGAACACCGTCCACGAGTACCGCAAGACCCTTGAAGGTTTCGCCGCACGCACTGGCGCAAAGACCCACCACGTCGAAATCCGCGGCAGCGGCGAAGAGCGCGAGAAGATCGCGCGCATCGATGCCGACCTTGATGCCGTCGAGCGTGCAGCGAACGACCGTGCAGCACTTCGCGCTGCGCAAGAACGCTTGAAGGCACTTGAGGAAGAGCGCGCACAGCCGCAGTTCAGCGCACGTGCGCCGAAGGTGGCCGACGTCAAGCACGATCTCTCATCGCCTGAGTACGCCAGGCGTTGGCTCTCGGCCGTCGCGCGTGGCGATCAGGCCGAAATGCGTGCGCTCTCAACCAGCACCTCGGGCGCAGGTATTCCGACCGACCTTGAGCGCCGCATTGTTGAGCGTATGTACATGGCGAACGTGCTGCGCACGATGGCGCCTGTGACCTCGATCGACTCGAAGCGCACGATCACCGTTGAAGGCAACCTTCCCACGACGAACCTCGTGGCCGAAGGTGGTTCGATCACCGCGAGCGATCCGACGTTCGGTACCGCGATCAGCGTGGTGCCGTACAAGTACGTCTGCGCAACGCAGATGTCCCAAGAGTTCATCGAAGATGCCATCGGCCAAGGCGGCATCGGCAGTGGCCTCGATTGGGTTGCGTCGCGCATCGGTCTTTCGATGGGCTTGAAGATGGAAGAGGCGTACACCATTGGTACGAACTCGAGCCAGCCCGAAGGCATCGCAGGTTCTTCGGCGAACACCAAGTTGGCTGCATTGTCGCAAGTCACGGACTTGGCGGGCGGAGCGGTCAGCACGGTGACGGGCGACAACGTCATTGACACTGTGCACCTCGTTGCGCCACAGTACCGCGCTTCGCCGCGTTTCTCGTGGTTCTTCTCCGATACGTTCCTTCGCACTGTTCGCAAGTTGAAGGTGAATACCACTGACTACATTTGGAAGATCGGCGACAACGCTGGTCTCTCAGGTGGCGTGCCCGGAACAATCTACGGCATTCCGTATCGCGTTGGTCAATACGTCACGTCGGCAACTGCGAACAACAACGTGTTCGCTGTCGTCGGCGACTTCAACTACTTCGAGATTTTCGACCGCACTGGCATGACGTCGCTCGTCGATCCGTACTCGGCGGCAAGCACGCACCAAGTCACTCTCTACACGTACGCGCGCACCGATTCCAAGATCATGCTCTCGAACGCGTTCGCTGCGATTACCTGCTGATTTCAGCAGTTCACGAAGCGCTTTTTCTTACCTTGCTCGCGTTGGGGGGAAACCCCCAGCGCGGGTTTCATGGCTGCGACACCCATCCCAATCGACATTCTCAAGACGCGTTTGCGCATCGACGTAGACGCCGACGATGTCATTCTCACGACGCTCTGCATCGCAGCCGGCGAAGTGATCGAGCGTGAAACTGGCGTCTCGCTCGCAAGCGAAGCGCGCACCGCGAAACTCGACAAGTGGCGCCGATTCGTGCTGCCAGTTCAACCCGTGGCGTCGGTCACGTCGGTGACGTACTACAACGGCAGCAACGTGC